AATATTATATTATCAAGATATCAATGTCAAAAACATAAATTAGAAAAATTATTAGGAACTAATAACTATAATCCTAATTTATCAGAAACAGACAATATGTTAAACAATGGATATATCAAAATTAAAGATTGTGGTAATAAAGTTTTTATATTAAACCTATAAAAAGAAAAGGGGAACACGTGTTCCCCTTTTTCTCCTACAAATAATATTACTATTAGATGAAACTTAATGTACCTGAAGGTATATTAATTCTTCCGTAATAATCGGCACTGTTACCGAGAGATGTAGCAGAAGAGGTAAAAGTAGCTTTACCATATCTGGTCATCAAACTTAAGCCAGGCATGTAGGTATTTGGATCTGTTACAACATTGCTTGACATCAATGGGATGTAAGGGCAATAGAAATATCCACAATCCATTTCGCCGTTGCCACCTTTGTAACCTAAGATGATTGGTTCTGCACCAGTGTCATGATAGATATAGGTGTAAACTTTGATAGTGCCGTTTAGAGTACCAATTAGTTTAGTGTTGTTAGGACCTTCGAATGAACCGCTTACTGCAGGTGCGAAAACAGATTTGCTTGCAGATTGTAAAACAGATGCAATCATTGGGGAAACAACAGCCCAGTTAGCTTGACCGCGACGAGTTTTACGAGCAATTTCATTCGCAACTTTATTGATTAGAACACCTAGAACAGCATGTTTATCACCAACATAGTTAGGAATACCAGTGAAAGACGGTGAAGTCATGTCAAAAGTTTCAACAGTACCAGCTAATGCAGTTAAGTCAGCAATGATTTCGTTATCAATCTCAGAAACGATTTCAGCAGAAAGAGCTGCTGTAATTTCAGCTTCAAGATCTAGACCATGTTGGCTAGATAAATCTTGCATAGCTTCAACAGTCCATTTTGCTTGTAGTTTACGTGAAGCTGCAGTAACAGTTTGACGTAAAACTTCTAATTGCATTTTACGACCGCCGTATCCTTCGAAATCAGAAGTTAGAGCACCAGTACCTGTAGCAGTGTTAGTACCATCAACAGCACCAGAATACCAACGTTTGGTTTTGCTGTTGTTACCGAATACTTCATCACCAACTGCGATGTCTTCAGCGCCAGCACCAGTAGCAGGAACATCTACAGCTTCAGAAAATAAGAAGCGTAATGAGTATGCTAAGCCAACTGGACCAGACATTGGTTGAGTACCAACTAATTCAGTAGCGATAGTACCAGGAATGATACGTCTAATCATTGGGAAGATGATTTTTTGGAATTGACCAATTGCGCCGGCAGCAGATGAATCAGCAGGAGCTGTTTCAGCTAAGTATTGTTTTTGGTTTTCCATTAGTGGAGCTAGAATAGCTTTCTTACGATCTGAAAGGCCTTCTAGCAACACTTCTTTAGTTTCTTGCCATTTTTCCATTGTGAATTTCTCCTATATAATTAAAGATTTGTTAAGCTATACCAGCCAAACGTTTTAAAGTTGCTAAGTCTGAAGAATGTTTGCTTTCTGTAATAACTTCTGGTTCAACATCACCAGTTTTAACAGTAGTCATTTTAACATCTTCTTTTTTAGACTCAACTAATTTTTTTTCTTCTTGTTTAACATCTTCTTTTAGAACACGATTGATGAAGTGATTATAAGCTTCATCTAATTTTTTGGTTTCAATGTTTTGTAAAACAAATTGCATTTGTTCACGTTTAGAACCAGAAAGAGGTTTTAAAAGCTCTTCCATTTTTTGTTCTCTCAATAAAACTTCTTTTTCTTTTTCCATTTCTTGAAGACGTTTTTGAACATCTTGTAATTTGGATTCAGTGATAGTTAGTTTAGATTGGATAGCATCTTCATCAACATAAGATTTTGCGTATTCATTTACAAAAGCTTCAAATAATTTACGACCAAATTCATTTTCACGAACTACTTGTAAATCTTCACGTAGTTCTTCTAATTCTTCAGTTAAACGTTGTTCAAAGAATGCGTCAATTTTATCAACTAAAATATCTAATTCTTGGGTCATTTGCTCAGAAATTTTTTGTTTTTCTGAAACTAATTTACCAGCATATTCAGCTTCTAAATCTCTAAAGCTTTCAATGTCAGAACGTAGTTCATTAAATTCAGTTTCTAATTGCTCAGATACAAAAGCATCTAATTTTGTTACTAGAGCTTCTCTTTCTTTAACCCATTGATCAGCCAATTCTGCGCGAACTTCTAACATAGCTTCTTCACGAAGTTCAGCAGTCTTAGCTTTTACAGCTTCTTGCCATGCTTCAGTCAAATCTTGTTTAGTATCTTCGCTTAGAATTTCGGCTTCAAGAAGTTTTTTTAATATTTCTTCCATGTTTCCTCCATTTCATATATTACACAAACTATTAACAATTATACATTTGCATAACTGTATTTTTTATTTATCAAAAAACTTCAAAAACAGTGTTTTTATTCATTTTCTTCATTAGTTTCTTCTTCATCTACAACAGTTTTTTGTTCTTTAAATCCAGAAACTTCTTGCATTTTATCAGACATATAACTATGAAAATCTAATTGCGCAGCTTCTTGATTATCTCCAATAAAATTTTGCAGCATTGATTTTAATTTATCTTTATTATCCATTATTATCTCCTATAGTATATTGAGGATAATATTATTTATAATAATAAAAACATCACTTTTTCTTAGTTAAATATAATTTCTTAATTAAATCATAATGCCAAGATAATGATTTTTTACATTTAGATAATAATGAATTAGTATCCTTTAAATCTTTAATCATTCTTATAAATTTCTTTTCTTCTGCAAATTCTGGATTATTAGTTATTGCTCTATCTAAACTTTTTTCTACAATAGTTAATACTTTACCATCTGCAGTAAATTGATTTAAAATATTAATTAAGGTTCCCATATCTTCAATATAATATTCTAAAATATCGTTAGCTTCTTCATCAGATAAATTTTCAAAATCTTCAATATTATCAAATTTTGCGCGATGGAAAATCTTTTTAACATAATCAATATCCGAAGGATTATCTTTTTTATAATCCTTTGATAATCGAGCAACAGAACCTGCTTCACATAATAATTCTTTTACTAACATAAATAACTACTCTGTTAAACTTGCTTTAGTTTTTTCTGCAAATAGCTGTACATCATCAGTAAATTTTTTATAATCTTTTATTAATTGTTCTGCTAACTCAACCAAATTTTGATCATTAAATTCTGATACTAATTCTTGAGCTTCATGAACTGCAACTTTAACTTCAGATAAATGTGAATACATATCATGAATAAATGACTCAAAATGTTTTTTAGATACTTGAAGTTCAACATTATTTGCTGAACTTGACGGCTCTGAATAATTATCATAATTTGCATCATCAACAATACTTTCACATACAATACCTGACAACTCTCTCAATCTTTTTAATTCCATTTTATTCTCCCTTATTTCCCAACAACTAAACTATGCAAAAATTTCTTCATCTCTTTACGTAAATACTTTTGAGCAGTAGCATCATGCACCATAGCCTCTGCCAAAGTTACAATTTTTTGATTTTCTATTGACTCTCTAACTAAATTAGGATAACAACCTGGTCCAGATGGTTGGGATACTATATCAACTGTAGTAAAAGAAAACCCACTAACAACTCCATCATTACCAACAGAACCAGCTCCTCTTGAAGAAACTCCCAATTTTACGCCGCCTTCTAATAAGCTTTTAGCAATGTTTCCAGACGGTGTATTGAGTAATTTCATTTTGCCAACAACAGTATTTGCATCCATTCTCATTTCAGTAATACAATGAGAAACATTAGCTAAATTGATTGACAGATTGTCTGGATGGGCCAGTTCTCCCATGATAGGACCTTCTGTTAAAATCTTATTAGTTGCTTTTTCTACAACTTGTTGCATTTCATCTAATCGATATCTTCTACCATTGCCATTTTTTTCTTCAGCAACCATTAGACGGCCTGCTAGATAATAGCTTTTATCTAGACCTTCACCTAAAATGCTTTCTACTAAATTTGCTTGATCATATGTTAAATGTTCTGTTAAAACTATTTGCTGTGTCATTTATTATCTCCTTTTTATTTTTTAATAACTTTAATATTAAATATTAAGTTATTTAATTTGAGTTATAGTATTTATATTAAATACCTCCCAGATCAGGCATTCCTCCTTCATCTCCACCACCTAAACCTCCGCCTAAATCATCTCCCATTCCGCTGCCTAATCCACCCATATCGTCTTCTGGTGGAGCTCCTCCTTCATCTCCACCACCTTCAGGAGCTTTTCCTTTCTTAGAAGTTTCTTCTATTTTAGGTTTTACTGCAATTGCTTTACGAGCTTCCATTTGAATTGGGTCATAAATTTGACGTAAGTCGTTCAAATTTGCATTTTCATCTATACCTAATTCGTCTTTTAGCATAATTTCATTCATTTGTAATTCATCAACAGTTAATCCCAAATATCTTTGAAGTTTAAATCTTGATGATAGCATTTTTTCATCTGAAATTGATTTGTATGCATTAATCATTTCAGCATCTAGAGCTGCTTGTTTGTATAATGCAAAGTTCTGTGGAGAAGGAAGTCTTAGTAAGAATAGATGAGGATTTATATTAACGCTAATATTTTTAAGATATGTCATGAATTCACTATGTAAAACTTGTTCCATTTTACCTTGTATACGTTCAATAAAATGACAAAATCTTAATTCTTCAATGTAAGCAATACCAACTTTCCCATCATTAAATTGTGAACCTTGAGCATCAGGTCCAGCAAGATAAGAAGTTGGAACACGAAGTCCTTTAAATAATTTATCTCTAAAATATTTTAATTCTGCAAGTTCTCCAAGATTTTCGCCGCCAGGTAATGTTTCAACTCGAGTTCCTCTTCCTGATGCAGTTGACGCTAAGAATATGTCCTCAGAAATTGAATGTGGATCATAAGTTCCATCAACAACTCCGCCACCAGGTCCTTGAGTATTTGGCATTCTTTTTTGTCTTAGTTCATTCTTAACACTTTCAAGATATTGTTTAACTCTTTGCGCTGGCATATTACCAACATCAATATAAAAAATTCTTCTTTCAGGAGCTCTGACTAATCTGTAAATAACAACTGAGTCTTCTAAAGCAGTTAATTGTTTAAATGTTCTATAGATAGGTTGTAAAAGTGATTCGCCAAATGGCATACTATCACCCATATCATCAGAAAGCGTAAAATGAACAATAGCTTCTGCAGGAATAACATCAACTTGAGCAGATTTTGCTCCAAAACCTGCTGACATTGCTCCTGAACCTCGAAGATGGTAAGCAACTTTATTTCCTTTTTCATCAATTTCAATACCAATAACTTTAGATGGGTCTATGTATTCCCAGCGATTAGTATCTCTCGATTTTTTAAAGAAGCAATCACCATATTTAACAAGACATCTAGCAATTCTAAAAATTCTATTATTAAGATCTTGAGTTTTTGACCATTGACGAAGAGCAGCTCTAACAGTAACAATAACACTGTCAGCAACATCTTCATTATCTTCAGATTGGTATTCAATTTCAAATGGAAGATTAGTTTTAATATCATCATTAGAAACTTCTTCGGCAATAATATCTAGAGCTCGAGCAATATCAACATCACAGTCCATTGTATCATATTGACTATAACGTTGAAGACGACTGCCTGCACCTTTCATTACCTGTGAATACCAAGCAACATTTGCAACAGCTCCACCAGCATTTGCATTGTAGCTATCAGTTGCTAATTTGGTATAATCAGTTGCTGTTTGTCTAGGTGTGACAATTTTAAAGTATGAAGTCCATACTGCCATTTTTAATTCTCCTTCTTATCGACTGGTTAGGAAATTGATGTATGAATTTTCAGTTTTTATTCCAAATCCATTTAAATTTCCTGTCATTTTTGAACGCATATATTCATCAGCTTCTTTATTTGTTTTTACTAAAGCTGAGAGTAATTCCACCTGTAATTTGTTTATATTATTGGTTTCAGTATTTATATCCTTCAATTCTGTTAAATATGTTCCCATATCTTTTAAATATTCAGCTTCAGTTTTAGGTGTTTTAACATCTACTGAAGAGGTTTTTTGTTCTTCTTTAGCTCGCGACTTATCTTGTTGCGTTTCAGTATGAGGATTGACTACTGAATTCTGTTTAGCAACAGGTTCAGCAGAAGCTAATCCTGCCATTTCACTTATAATTCCTGCTGCTGAATGAGAAGACAAATCTCCAAAAGCTGATATGCTATTAGTCGCAATATTTCTAGCTTGTTCTGCGGTTTTACCTTCAGCAATAAGAGATTGAACTTTGTCAGAAACACTTTCAGTAGTTCCAACAATAGCATCACCAACTTTTCCAGGAACTTCTCCAACTTCTTTCCAAAATACATCCCAATCATTTTTCCAAGTTAATTCTCGCTGTTCTCCTCGTTTTTTAGCTTGAACATCATCCCAAGCATCTTTCATTAAACCACCACCTTCATACATTCCATAAGCTGCAGTACCTATACCAGAAGCCCTTGCACCAATAGAAGCTGCACTTCCTATAAATCTACCAGCTGCTCCTATTCCCTTACCCATCATTGATTTAGCAGCTGCCCATCTTCCTGTTTTCTTCGCAACTTGATCTCCGATTTTGTCAGAAGCTAAATCCTCAGCAACATCACCCAATGTATTTGCAATATTTCCCATTTCATTACAACAACCAGAAGAACCTGTAACTGAACTTGCCATTGCTGATAATGCTCCACCTTTACCACCTCTTTTACCTTTTTTACCACCTTGTTTTTTTCTATTTCTTCTTCCTGAAGGACCGCCTTCCATAGTATCGCCAACTGATTGAGAAGAAGTTCTTACAGCATTTTCAACATTATTAACCGATGATACAACTTTTCCAGTTTCAACAGCTTCTGCTTGAATTTGTTTTGAACCTGATGATTTAATAGCAGATGATATTTTACTAGCTGAACTTCCAATAGCTGTGACAACCAATCCAGAAATTAGAGCTCCAATACCTAAAATTGCCTTAACAACAGGGTCATTTAATCCAGTCATTATTTGAGCAATCTTTTTATTACCTTCAGCCATTACTTCAGGTATTTTACTAAGTTGAGCTAATTCTTTAGCTCTATCTTCTGAAATTTTACCTTGTCCTTCTTCAGTTAAACTTGCTTCTCTACCAGCTTGCATAATTGATTTAAAAGGATCTGTCATTTCACCAATAACTTCTCCCAATTTTTCACCAGTAAAATCACCAAAAGCTGACATATCAATATGTTTTTGTAGTTCTTGAAGAGTCGCAGCTTGTTGCAATTTTTGTTGTTCTGAAGCTCTTGCTCCCATTAAGTGAGTATTGGCTGCCTGATCAGCACCTGCAATACCATACATCATTAGAGCTTGTTTTAACTTAGCAGCTTGACTAAATCTATCTGTTACTTTTTGTTTTCCTAATTCTTGCATAGCGACCATTGCTTTTTGTGCAGTTTGGGCTGACATACCCAAATTAACAAATCGTTGTCTTAATTCCATCATATCCTTCATTTTATTCATTCGATCAACTTGATTTAATCCATTTAAAGTTGATTGAATATCATTATTGCCTATCATTTCAGCAGTGAAAGATTTAAATTCTTCTATTGATGTTCCAGTTGTTGCTCGTAATTTACCAAATGCAGCAGTTTGCATTTGTATTGATTTTGTTAATGTATCATTATCTCGAATGTTAATACCTGATAATGCTGCATTTTTTGTAAAATCTGCGGTAGCTTCTGCAGCTTCTAATTGATTTAATCCGTAAATTCTTAATTCTTTACCAGCACTTTCTAAAGTATTTTTAAATTTTTCGCCGCCAATAGAATTTAATACTCTAGTATTTTGTTGAAATATTTTTACAGCCTCTTCAAAAGATATACCTAATTCAACTTGAGCCCATTTAATATTATCCCATTGAGCATACATACCACTTTCACCAATTAAGGTCATTTGCTGCCATGCACCTTTAATACCATGGGCTAATAATCCCATTGCTGCGGTCAAAGCAGCCATTGGTCCTATACCAATACCTAAAGCTTTACCAAATACCCCTAATTTCTCTTTAACTTCCATCATTGCTTTTATTTTAGCATATTCTTGGAATGTAGATTTTGAAATTGCTTTTACTTCAGCTTCAACACCTTTAATATGTTTTCTAATTGTGTCATCATCAGCTTCCAACAATTTACTACTTTCAGCAAGTTTATACATTGCTCTTTCTTGTTGAGATAGTGAAGCTTCACCACTTTCAGCAACTTTTTTAGATAATTCTTTAAATACAGCGCTTAAAGAACCACCATTATCTTCCATAGCTTTCTTAAACGTAGAGGCTGCAACAGAAGCATCTCGTTGGGCATTATCTAAATCATTAATAGTTGTTAATGCACCATCAAAATGTTTATTTAAAAATTTTAAATTTTTCGCTGAATTCATAATTTTATCAGAAAATTCATCGAATTTATCATTTTGTAATCTATTATCTAATAAACTTGACAATACTCCAGATTGTTTTTTCAAACCAACATTTGCTTTTTTATATATTTTTAAAAATTGTTCTGCAGCATCTCCTGATTGATAAACAGAAGATTGTAATGTCCTAAAAGCACCATCTAGCTTACCAACTGTAGATTTTATGGTTTTTGCTTGATCATCTAAAGCTTCATTAGATTTTGATAAAAGAGAATGTTCTCTTTTTCTTAAATCATTCAACATTTTCTGTAATTTCGGGTCATTACCTGAACCTCCCGAAGCTTTCAAAATACCTTCCATCATTTTCATCATCTTATTAAATTGGTCTTGAGACATATCTGCCATTGTAATTCCCTATAGTAAACGCCTAAATGTATTTATTTTGAACCCATAAATAGTAATACGAACAACCATTTTGAGGAATTTTATGTCAGATAATCCATTATTAACAAAATTACGTCTTCCAGGTAAAATGTATCAATTACCATCTAGAGGTATTTTTTACAAATTAGGTGAATTAGATCCTAATACAACTGATGCAGAATTACAATTTCATTCATTGACTGCTTTTGAAGAAATCACTATTAAGAATGTTGATTTGTTATATTCAGGAAAAGCATTAGGACAAGTGTTAAAAACAGCAGCTCCTCAAATTTTGAAGTCAGAAGAATTATATTCGAAAGATGTTGATGCTATTATGTTGTTTTTAAGATTAGCAACTTATGGTCCAGAATATGAATTAACAGTAAATCATGGTTGTGAACATGGCAAAACACATTCTTATATTGTTAATTTAGATGAAGTTGTTGGTCGTATGAAATATTTAGACCCAACTCGATTTGATATTGATTACAAAGTTAAATTAGATAATGGTCAAGAAGTTATTATTGAACCTATCAAATACAAACATGTAATTGAATTACTTCAAGAAAATGAAAATAAAACACAATTAACTGCTGATGATATGAAGAAAAATTTAGAAATGAGTATGCTAAACATTGTTAAAAGTGTTGATGGTATTGAAGATAGAGAATTAATAAAAGAATGGATTAGAAATATACCATCTAAGATTGCAAATCAAGTTGCGGAACGAATTGAATTATTAAATGATTGGGGACCTGATTTAGTATATTCAGTGAAATGTAAAGATTGCGGAGAAACTTTTGATATTGAAATTCCAATTAACCCTATAAGCCTTTTTTAAGAAAGGTCCGCTCTGGAGACATGCAAGATATTCAACGAACCATAAAAAGACTTAACAAAGAAATTGAATTGTTAGTTAAGTCATGTTTAGAATTAAGTTGGTATTCTCGCGGAGCGTGGCCTTACGATCAAGTCCTGCAGATGTCAGCAGGCGAAAGAGATGTTGCTTTCACTTTTATTAATAAAAGATTGGAACAACAGCAAAAAGTTAGTTATCCAGTTTATTGAGAATATCTTGAGCTAATTTTATAAAATTAGCTCAAATATTTTATTTGTTCTTTATATTTTGATTTAACGCTATCTAATCTATTAAGATACTTTTGCTGTTTATCTTGTTTAACAAATTTTTTAATTCTAGGTTCTATATAATTAATCATGTCATATACATATTTTAATAATACTGGTATAACTTTTGGATTATTATATACTTGAGGTTTATCATATACTTCATGAAATGTCATTCCATTTAATATAGGCTTTCTAAATTGTTGTTGCATAAGTTTCAATTCTTCTTTGCTGTCATTGTCATTAGCGTCTTGTTGTATCATTGAAGTATTTAATGATGTAAAAAATGCTAAATCTCCTAGTAAAGAAGAATATTCTTTTAAATCTTTTGTTGTTTCAAATAATTCTCGTACTTTCATAATTCCCAAAATTCCTTATATTGTAATAAATCTTTTAAATGACATACTTTATCTCCAGTCGGTAATATTAAAATCTGAACTGGAGGTAATTGTATTTCAGGATTAACTGCAACATAATATGGAGTATTATTAAATTTAAAAATAACAATACCTTCCTTATTAACTTTTTCACTATCAATCTTTACTTCTTCTAACCAGCCATAAATTTTACTTTTTCCATTTAACAACAATTCCAATCGTTCAGCTTCTTTATATGCCTTTGCTTCTATAACAAATCTAAATTTCTTTGCAACATCTGTTTCATTAGAACAAACAATATCAGATACAAAAAAATGCATAGCTTCTTGTGAATATAAATGAGCATTAGCTTCATAATTTTTTCCACCAATAACAGCACCTGAACTTTGACTTCTAATAAATTTAAAGGGAGCAAGTGCTTCTGCTAATAATTTACAAATAGCTCGTTCATTTGAATTCCCTTTGTTTTTAGAATTTACACGTTTTTTAGTTGTTTTAATTTCATCAGACATAATATAATATTAATAATTTAAAATATTATTTATGATTATTAAAAAGTATTATTTTGTATGTGTAGAATTTATAATAGTTTCTAACTGTTCAGCATATTGTTTTCTTAATAAGTCTCTATCTCTAATTTTATCTTTCATTTCATCAGATAAACATTCCATATCATCTCCTTTCCATGTTGGTAATGTTGGTCGAGCAGGAGCATATAAAGGAGTGGTTACATAAACTAATTTATCAACAGGTTTTTTTTCCTGAAATAAAGAACAACCACTTAAAAGTAATAATGATGTTAAAATAATTTTTTTATTCATATAATATCTCCTTACCATTCACTGCCAAACTGTTCATCATCAGTTTTTTTAGAACGTTTTTTCTTACGTTCTTTCTTTTGTTTTTCTTGAACTTCTGCTAAAGCTTCTTGAGTTTTTTCTTGTTGAACTAAAGCTTGAGCATTTTCATCTGCTCTAATTTGTTGAACAACAGCTTGTTCTTCCTCAACCTCTTTATGCAATTCAAGTTGAGTATCAACAGTTTTCTTATTAAAAAAACTAATAATTAATTCTAATATTTTTTTAAACAGGTCCATAATTTTAACTCCGTTTTTTAATTGTAAATAAAATTTTGTGTAAGAAATTTTTATCGTCAGACATCTGATTATAAAGAGAATTAATTTGTTTTTTGGATAAATTTAATTTTCTATCATATAAAACAAAATAAGTTCCTTTGCTATCTTCAAATGAAATATACGAAAAATTTGTGCCTTTTTTTGACATTGAAATAATTGTATTATAAAGAGATACTCTAGATGAATAGATTGTATCTTGTTTTTTTGCTGAAAAAATTATAATTGATGGTTTCATTAGCTTTACGCTATCCATCACAATATTATAAACTTTTGATATAACTTTTAAACTACTATTCTTTTTAATAATTTTATCAGCATTAAAATTCATTTGGTCATTTTCATCAATATCGCCAAATGCAACATTCAATATAACTTTATTTCTAAGGATTTCTAATTCTTCAGGAATTTGCATATTATTTGTAGGAATTTTATTAAATAAAACTCCATACATTTGTTCTCCTTCTAAAAATCTTAATTCTATTTCATTTTCAGAATATTGTTTATATAAAATATGCTCAGCTTTACTTGTAAAAGCTTCTAATAAAAATTGTTTAAATCTCATTATGATAATCGATATTTTTTCTCAAAGTCAACTTTTGATTTCACTATTAATTTTTTAGCATCAGAAAGTGGATGAGCAATATAGTCTTCAGGATTAATATGAATAGTATGACCAGATATATTAAATTTCAATGGTTCATTTTCAACATATTGAAAAGCAATAATTTCATCTTTTAGTCTATAATCTTGAAAACCTTCAGCATCAGGTTTATCATTAGGATTAATGATTTCATATTTTTCTTCAAATTCTTCTTTATCAACTAATTTAATTTTATTAACATGCTCTGACATCCTTACAACATATTGTTCTTCTTCTGCATTTGAAACTTTTCCTGGTTCTCCTGGAAAATTAACATGAATTTCTTCACCAACTTCAGCAGGACGAATTTGAAAAGCATCTTGTCTAACATAAACCTTCAAATTATCAGCTTCATCTGCATCTGAAAATAATTGCGTTAATTTTTCTTTATCATTTTCTTCTTCTTTTAAAATTTTGTTTATTTCCTGTAATTTCATTTTAACTCCTTTGTGTATATGAACTATTTATCCTATACAATCTCATTAGCGAATTCAAAAGAACTAAATCCATTTTCTTTCTTAACAATTAACTGTCTATCAAAAGATTGCTTAATCTCAGCACGATGCATTATAATCCAAGTATTTAAATTATCTTCTTTTGTTTTAGTTTTCAATAACTTAGCAACTGCTATTACTCCTTGTTCATCTAAACCTGCGTCAATTTCATCTACTAATAAGATATTGACTTTAGCGTGAAGATGGTGTAATACATCTCTGAAAGCTAATGTTAAAGATAAATTGACTCGTTTCTTTTCACCAGCAGATAGGTTGCCAAAATCTAATTCTCTAGAGAATTCTTGAACAGAGCAGCTCATGTCGTCATCAAAATCAACAATGTGGGGTAATCCTAATTGCATTGCATAATGACCAATTCTAGCATTTAAAAATGGAATTGTTTTGCTAATTATTTTTCTTCTAATAAATGAATTTTTATCTGTTAACAATTTTAATAAAAAGGCTTGATGTTCTTTTAATTGTTTTAAGCTATCTAATACATCATAATCAATTTGGTCCATTTGCTCTTGTTCTAATTGAGTATAAGTATCAAAATGAGGATTTTCAGAATTCTCTAATTCTTTTATTTTTTCTTCAATATGTTCTAAATTATTTTTAGTAGATAATAAAGAAGGTAAATCAGAATAAGTAATTTGAGAATTAACTTCCTTTAATTCATGTTGTAAATTAACTTTTTCTGTTTCTAAATTCTTTATTTCATCTGACATATTTTCTATTTCAGGGCATAATGTAGAAATTAATTGTTCTAAATTTTCTATATTACTTTCTGATGTTTCATATTTTTGATGACAATAAGGGCATTCATTACCTTTTAAATGTGTAATTTCATGAATACTATCATTATAAGTTTTATACTTATCAGCTACTTCCTTTTTTAATGGTCCTAATTGTGTTTGAATATTTTGTAAGTTATTGTTTAATAACACCTTTTTATCAAATAATAATTGTTCTTTATCAAAATCAATATTTTGAACCTTTGCAATATCATTTTTTAATTTAGTTATATTATTATCTTTATCATTTTCCCAAGTAATAACTTTTTGTTCAGCAAATTCTAATCTTTTCTTATATGCATCAATAGAAGATAATTTTTGTTTAATTATTGCTTCTTCTACTTTAATATCTCCTTCAGTATTTTGAATTAGTTTTTTTAATTTATTTGCTTTTTCAGTTAATATAGAGATATTAAATAATTCTTCAATATGAAATCGTTGTTGAGATATAGGTAAATCCAAAAAGGGAACTGTACTTCCAGAGAAGATAATAATTTTAGAAAATAAGTCAAATGACATACCAATAATTTGTTCAATTAATATATCTGTTTCATTAATACTATCTAAAGTAATATCTTCATCATCACACATTAATTGAACATTAGTTTCAGAGCCGCGTTTTCTATGAACAAGATAATGGTGTCCACTCTTAGTAAATTCTATAATAACTTCCATTAAAGTATTTTTAATAGAATTAGTAGAATTAATCAATTTTGGAAGTGATATATTAGTTAATGATTTATTATACAATCCATACGCAAGTGTTTGTAATATAACACTTTTTCCACAACCATTTGCTGAACCTGGAACATCTAAATTTTCGCCATGAATAAATGTAGTATAATTATCTAAAAATTTTATTTCATTCCATGTGTTTCCAAAGCTCATGAAATTTTTGAATTTTGAGCTAATAATGACTAATTCTTGCATATGTATTATATTCCTTCGTAAATATTAACTAATAATTGTGGTTGAATACCTGCAATATCTTGAACACCTTCAATAATTAATTTCTTTATTGATTGGTCTATAGAACTTAAATCCATTTCATCTAATTCTTTTATTGCACTTTCAGATATTGCTGCTTGTTGTTCTTTAATATTTTCTTCTAATATTAATTCTCTTAATTGATAAGCTTCCATTAAATCTTTCTTAATTTGCTGAGCATCTGAATATGAAATTGGTATATCGATTAAACATTTAATTCGAGCATTTTTTGGATAACTAATATCATTTTCTGCAATATAAGATAATGATGTTTTATGATAAGTAGGTCCATTATAATCTAATAAATCAAGCTCTTCAGTTTCAACATTTAATATTGCCATTCCCCTAGCAACATCATCAACATCTCCAAAATTAGTTCCAAAAGGATTGCCAATATAAACAATATTATCTACAGCTTGTCGTTTATGATAATGCCCACTAAATATATATTTTGGCTTATTAAGTAATTTATGAATAAAGCCATGTTCACATAATGTATTACTGGAACCTGTTAAATAAAAGTTTCGAAATTCGAAATGCCCGAATACATATTTGTGTTCATTAATTATTGGAGCTAATGGAGCATATTCTTCTTTAAATAAATATGGAACCAATAACATGTTATCATTTATAGATAATGGTTCATCAACAATAGTAATATTAGAAAAATTTCTAAATAATTCAAGTGAATGCATGTTTCTTGAATTTCTAAAAAATAAATCATGATTACCAACTATCATATAGATTGGAATATTTAATTCATTTAATTTTGAAATATTTTGTAAAGCATAATTGATTGTCATTACATTTAATGCATGTCTATTTTCCCACCAATCGCCCATAAAAATAATGGTATCACAATTATTTTTTTTAACTTCATCAATTACATAATCAATAAATTCAGAACAATCTTTTAAATGAACTTCATCGTTGCTTTTAGCTCCAAAATGAATGTCAGTGTAAATGGCAAGTTTTTTATGCATTATTCCTCCAAGAAGAAATCTGCATGACTTTCTCTATAAGCATCTTTAGCACTTTCCATAAATCCTAAACTTCCATTAAAATCTTCATTAACGAGTAATTGGTCTCTAATATCTCGTTGTTTCTTTTCAGCAGCAATCATTTGAAGTGAAGAGTGATAAAGAATTGTTGTGAAATAAGAAAATGCATTAGTTCCTTTTTCCTCATTAAATTTTAGACCATTAGCTAATAATGCTATTACTCCATTTTGTATTAAATCTTCTTTGAATGGTAAATGAGCGAAGTTTTTAGAAGAAATATATCGTGTTGCCATTTTGATATACATTACAGCTAATTCATTAGTGACATAACCTAATTGTTTAGCTCGCATTACTTCTGGATATAAATCTGAGTTTCTTAAAAAGTGACCTTCAGTAGAAGTTGATTTAGGACGTTTGATTTTTTTGGGTTTTTTAGGAGTTTCATTTTTTGAAATTTGTGGTTGATTTACTTCTATTTCCATAGTATTATTTTAACCTCCAAGATATTGTAATATATAAAAACTTATTATATACCAATTATTTCAAAAAGTAAATACTTTTGTGAAAATATTTGTTAAAAAGATAATGCTCAACATAAGATAAATATGTTATTAAGTATAATATCTTGGATAATTTAACATGCAACTAGAAGTATTATTAGAAGAATTACCACCAGAACAAAAAAAGCGAGTAGCTTTTATGATTGGACGTATGAATCCGCCAACATCTGGTCATTATAAAGTTATTAGTAAAATGAAAGAATATATTAGAAAACATCCAGAATTAAAATTGGAAGCTCAACCAATTGTTGTAATAATTGAAGGTGTTAAATCAAGTAAAGATAAATCAAAAAATCCTTTAACTGCTGAAGAAAGAATTAAATTTATGGAAAGTTCTGGTAAAGCAAATGGTGTTAATTTCTTAATTGCTAAAAATGGATTTGTTGCTTTAGGAGTTATTAGAGATAATGGATATGAGCCTATTGTTATTGGAGCAGGTTCAGATAGAGCTGATGGATATAAAAAATTATTAGATAAAAATTTTAAAACTAAAAATGATAAACCAATTGAACATATTATTATTCCTGGATTAGATAGAGAAGAATCATCAACTGTTGAAAGAAAGAATGATAAACAACGTGCTTTAGATAATGCAATACAAAAATTAAATGATGAAGAAGAAATAGCTGATGATGAAATTAGTGGTTCTTTAGCTAGACATGCTGTTAAATTAGGATATGAAGAAGAATTTGCAAAAATTGTTGGACTTGAACATAAACCAAAATTAGCCAAAATAATGTTTGATAAAATTAAAAAAGCTATGGAGAATTCTTAAATGGGTATTACTAATGGATGGGATGGATTACCTTCAAGTGGTGGTTCAGCAATTACACCTTCGTTTTCAGGATTAGCTGATACTTCAGTTGCTTCATCAGGTGGAAAATTAAATGAAGTTGCTGACCGAATGTCATGGGTTTCTGATAGTAAGACTAATGCAGCTAATGCAATAGCACCTAAAGATTTTGGTGCTATTACCAATGGAACATTCAGCAAAAGTATGCAAGATGGTTTAACAGGTTTAGGACAAAGTTGGTCTCAGGGATTTGAGTCTGCTACAGGAATGGTTGGTATTGGAACTCCTTTAGGTGCTAATGCGTCAACGTTAGCTGATTTATTCGGTGATGGTTCTGAAGGTGGAAATGATTTTGCTGTTAAGTTAAAATCTCGAGTAACTGGTGAAGAATTTATTTGTGAAATAATGCCAACAATTTCAGAAACAGGTTCAGTTTCTTATGATGGTATTGAGATTGCTCATCATCCAGGAACTATACAGAAATATAGAACAACCCCATCTAGAGAATGGTCTATTTCTAATATTAGATTAGCTTCAGTGACAGTTTCTCAAGCAGATGCTAATCAAATGGCTATTAATTTATTAAGAAGTTGGAGAATGCCATATTATGGATATGGAACAGAAGAGGATTATGCTCATTTATTGGGAGCGCCACCTGATGTATTAGATTTTTCTGCGTATGGAGATAAGAATATTGGTGTAATACCTGTAGTTATTTCAAGTTTGAGTATTGAATGGGCAAATGATTGTGATTATATTCATACTAGTGATGGACAACCATTTCCAGTGTTGATGAACATATCATTATCTTTATTAGAAGCTTGGTCTCCAAAACAATATTCAGGATTTAGTTTAACCGCATTTAAAGCTGGTAATTTAGTTAAAGCCTATTCAACTGAAAAAGTTGATGCAGCTAATGCTCAAGCTAAAGAAGATTTAGCTGCTTCGCAAAAAGAACAACAATCTGCCGCTTCAACTCAACCTCCTGCTACAAGTTCAGGAGAGGTTAGTAATGAAAAAATAAATAAAACTGGAGTTGCAGAAAATAAAAAACCTGATTTATCAGTATCAAGAAATATGTTAATGAAAAATAAAGACCCTGCTTTAACTGCTAAAGCTCATGAAATGTTAGGACAAACTAATAAAATTCAAGATCAGCAAAAATTTTCAGGAAGTGATTTGTTTGCTCCTAAACCTGGTAGTGTATTTAGCGCAAAAGATACAGCGAATAATATAATGTCTTCTCCACCATCTACTATAGGATTTGTAACTCGTGTCAAACGTTAATTCAGTAAATAATAAAACAAGTCGATATGTTCAAGGTGGATTAACAGAAGTTGGTCCAATTGGATTAGAAATTTGGAATAGATATGATTTTCAATCAGATCCATCAGATACAGTTTATGTTGTAGAGCAAAAATTCACAGGAAGACCTGATTTAATTGCAAATGCATTTTATGGTGATTGGAGTTTATGGTGGATAATTTGTCAGTTAAATAGAATATTAGATCCTTATTTAGAAATAGAACAAGGAACAATATTGTTATTACCTTCTAAAGAAAGATTGCAATTAATGTTTGTGCAGCCAATTGGTGGTGTTGCTACAACTCGTCAAGAAGAAACTTTATTACCACCAATTGTTTTATAATTTGGAGATTTTACGTTGAGTTCGCCATTAAATCCTTTAGATCAATATCATTCTTATTCTTATCATTTTATTTTATTAGCTTCTGTTAGTTCTGAAGCTTTACGAGTATTAGTTCAAGATAATAAAACCTTTTTGACAGGAGTTTCAGGAGCAGTATTAGGACAAGAAATAGGAAAAGATACTGGATGTTATTTAATTACTGATACGCGTAAAACTTCTGAATTTTCAATTGAGTCATTAAATTTTGATGCATATATTGCTAATGCATCATCACCAACAGATAGTGTAACATTAACGTCAGTTATTAATATGAGATTAGTAGATCCTTCAGGAATAGGATTTTATAATTATTTAAAATATTTAGTTGACCATAAAATGCAAACTGATATTACTGGAATATCATTTTTATTGCATATTATGTTTGTTGGACATTCTGATACTGGTAAAAGTTTTCCACTTTATGATTATAATGTTTCTATTCCTCTTGTTATGATGGAACATTTTAATTTAGCAGAATATAATACTAAAGGTGGAGTTTATGATTTAGGTTTTGTTGCTGGAAATATGGGTGGAGCTAGAGGTATACAAAGTTATAACAAATTATATCGTGGATATAGTATAAGAGTTAAAGAAAAATTATTAGGTAATGCTATACAATCCTTTGAAAATGAATTAAATATTAGAAGCAAAGAATGGTTTTTGAAATTTAATCCAGATTTTGTTAAATCAGATGGAACACCTTCTAATAATCGATTAGAAAATCAAAAAGAACCTCCTAAACATGGAAGATTAGTTCAATATATGATTACAATTCCTGATAGTTGGTTCTATTTCACTCTTTCAGGTATACCTGATAATGGTATAGAATTATCAGATGCAATTGCCGCAAGAGCTAAAGTTGATGGCAGAGAAATAGAATATACAACGTCTGATACAAAAGTTGCTCATGATGTAAATCACGCAATATCAGCAGGTAAAACAATAGAAGAAGCTTTAAAAGATATCCTAGATATATGTCCTCAAGTCCCTGAGTTGGCCAACCTTGATAAGAAAAAAGCTGGTAAAGTGAGAATATATAAAATTCTTTCGAGTGTCACCAGCAACCTTGAAACAGTTTTGGTTCATTTTGATATTGTTGAGTATTCAGTTCCTAATGTTAATAGAGCAAAGGAAATTCAGGATAATACTAATAAGCAAGATAAAACACCTAATAGAAATGATACTAAAAGACCTCCTCATTCTTGGATATTTGAGTATATATTTTCTGGTAAAAATTCTGATGTTGTTGATTTTAATATAAAAGCTAATAATTTATTTTTAGGATTAATGACGCAAGGAAATATGGCGCAAGTTGTTAATAATGATATTCCTATTCAAAATCAGAAATTAAAACCTGATACTCAAAATATATTAATTAAAGAAGGTTTTGGACACGTTTTAAAATATCAACCTCTTGCAGTTCCTCCAGCAACTTCTGAAGAATTAAAATCATTTTCAGCTCGTCCTAATGTTAGAGAACCAAATGCTGCTAAAAAAATGAGTGATGTTCAAGAATTTCAAAAAACATTATCTGATTTACATGTAACATCTATGGATAGTGATTTACGAATTAGAGGAAATCCTGAGTTTTTAGGAAAATATGTTGTTAAAAATATTCCACCTCATATAGTTTTAGGTGGTTCAGTGAAAGACTTTTTAACTAAAGATTTGAATAAATCTTCAGCTTGGACTTATGATGCTCAAACTAAAAAAGCTCCAACAGCAGGCGGAGAAGCTATTATAACTTCAAGTCATTTAGAACATAGGAAATATATTAATTCTATAGAGAAAGAACAACAGAAAAATTTTGATGATGCTGATAGGACTGGAACAATGGGAGCTTCTTCTATTGCTACAGGAACTTGGATAAAAGTAAATGTTTATGGTCCTTCAGATTATCCTTTTAATTTTGCAAATGGAGAAGATACTTCAGTATTTAAAAAACAATTTTTTTATGATAGTTGGTATTTCGTATCAGCAGTAAATAATTCTTTTGAGATGGGTTCATTTTATCAAAATATCAAAATACATGCATTTGATTTATATGGTAATTATGGAACAGCAAATAAACAAATAGAGGAAAGAAAATGAAATTAGAAAATAATGATAATTTAAATCCATTTATCATGGTTGGACATGTTATGGATGTTGATGACCCACTTCAAATGGGACGTGTAAAAGTTTGGGTTCCTTCTGTTGATGGTGAATATTATTCTATTTCGCAATTACCTTGGGCTGAATATGCTTCTCCTTTAGCAGGAGTAACTGTTGATTATCCAGCAGGACGAAATAAATCAGTTTCTAAAGGTGCTGTTGCTTATGGTATGTGGGCTGTACCTCCGTTAAATGCTCAAGTATTAGTATTTTGTTTAAATGGCGTTGCAAGTAGAAGATTTTATTTCGCGTGCATTTACGATTATCAAAGAAATCGAAGTCTTCCAGCTGGTAGAAATATATCTAGAGATAAATTAAAAGCTGGACCGTTAACTGATTTAGAAGAACCATTACAACCTGCGTATAATAATTTAAGAGCAGCGTTTGGAGAAGATTTGGGATTAGGAGAAGGTTATAAACATGGTGTTTATGAAAGACAAGTTGCACAAGCTAGAACTGAGAAAAACGGTTTAGAAGGATATGCTCCAAGTATGGCAGACCCTGAGCATTATAAAGCAAGTCAAATATTTTGTTTTACAACGCCAGGACATCATTCTATTATTATGAATGATCATGACCAAAACTGTCGTGTTAGAGTAAAATCTTGTGAAGGTAATCAAGTTATATTAGATGATACAAATCAAAAAATTTATGTATCAACTGCTTTAGGAAATACTTGGATTGAATTAAATGAAAATGGAGATATTTACATTTATGGTGGAAAAAGTATTTCAATGAGAGCGCAAAGTGATGTTAATATAAGAGCAGATAATAATATCAATTTGTCTGCTGGAAATGAAGTTAATATTGTTAGTGCTTCTAATACTAATATTAATACTGGTGGAAATTTAAATATTGGAGTTAGCGGAACTACTGCATTAAGTTCTTGTTCAGATATTAATATTAATGGTTCTTCTAATTTAAATATAGGAACAGGTTCAAATATTGGTTTAAAAGCTGGTGGAACTATTTTACAAACAGCTTCAGAAATTCATTTAAATGGACCATCAGCTCCAGATCCAGAATGTGCAGGAGCCGCAAAAGGTCCTTCTATTATTCCAGGACATGAGCCATTTGTTAGACCAATTTATGATAATTCAAATGCTAAAAAACAAACAGTATCAACAGGAGCACAAGCATAATGGGAGCTTTATATAAAGGTTTTTCCACTCAAAATTTTGTTCAATCTAATGGTCAAACATTATTTGCAAGAGATATTGATTTAGTAAAACAAGATTTAATACGACACATTTATACAGCTCCTGGAGAAAGAGTATCAATGCCTAATTGGGGAACAAGAATACCTTTTATGGTATTTGAACAAAATGATGAAAAAACAAGA